TAATCTTTTTTTTTAATGAAGGTTTATTTTTTTTGGATACTCTTTTTTTTAATACTTTTCTTTTAATTATTTTTTTCTTTTTTATTCTTTGGATTTTTTTTAATATCTTTTTTTTATTTTTTTTTTTTGTTTTTTTTTTTTTTAATTTTTCATTTTCTGTTTCTGTTTCTGATAATTCAGATATTTTTTTTTTTAATTTTTCATTTTCTGTTTCTGTATCTGATAATTCAGATATTTGTTTTTTTAATTTTTCGTTTTCTGTTTCTATTTCTGATGAATCAACTATTTTAGTTTTTAATTTAGATATATCTTCTTGTAATTTTTTATTTTCTTTAATTATTAACAAATTACCCGTTTTAATATTTTCAATTGCATTTATTATTTCTTCACTAGATATCACATTAATTGCATTATTTATTACTTTTATTTTCTCCATATTTTCTGGATTTAGATTAACAAAATCTAATTCATTTTTTTTTTTATTAAATTCTTGTAATGTATCAATGTGTTTTTTTAATTCATCTAATTGCTGTGCTCCGCCTCTATATATTTGACTTTTTGAATTACTTCCACCTACTAAACCTAAACCTTCGCCAATAAGCAACTGTAAATTTTCATCATTTAAAATATATCTAGCTGATAAAAAAACTTTTTCAATATATTCTTGTAATTCATCATTCTTGATAATATCATTATTAATAATATCATTATTAACATAAATAAATATTGTTGCTTTTTCTGTGAAATCTTCAATAGTATCTAAATTATAATCCCAAATACGTAAATTATGACTAGTTAAAGGATCATAAATTTTAATGTTATCAGAATCAATATTATTAATATCATTTAGTAGTGTATTAGCTGGATAGGTTGGTAATAATAACGTTTTTGTACCAATGATAAAATTATTATTATTATTATCTTTCTTTTCTTTTAATACAACCATTGATTTTATATCTAATACTTGTTTATTGTTATTAATATTTAATTTACTATGTACATCTACTTTATAATTATTTAAAACTTCAAAACCAAAAGCATGGTGTGGTATATTTGCAAAATTAAATACTCCATTGTTAATTGGTTTATAAGTTCTTCTAGGAACATTAATTATTAAAGTACCATTTGTATTTGCAACATAAATTACTCTAGTATCTAAAACCCCATTATGCATAATAGGTAATGTTGTTATTAACGAATTTTGTAATATTATATTATTTGTGTTATTATTTAAACCTAATATTGGTAGTTTTATATATAATATTGGTATTTTTGATACTTGTACATAATTCATAGGAATATTAATACTTAATCCATTATTTAGACCATTAAATAATGATATTGGATAACTAAAAATAGTTGCACTCTTATAAGCTAAAGAATTCAAAAGCCTCTTTAATATTATATTCTCATCGCTAATCATCAATAAATCAGGAGCATCATATTTTGATAAATTACAATTATTTATTGTATTCATAAAATCAAAATTACAATTATTATTATTACCATCGAAAAAATACCCTTGTCTTAATCGCAACACAACTTTCCATAAACTAATTTGTAACAAAATGCGATTTAAAATATCTTTAATAGGAGAATCAACATTACATACAATATCTGTTGGATCTGTAATTAAATTATATATCATTTGCATATTAGGATATAATGATATTATATCTCCTTCATATTTGCATTTAAATATATATGCAAGATTTGTTAAAAGAAAATAATTTTCAAATTGTTTAATATTTAGTATAAACATACCAGCTATTATTGGATGTACATAATATAAAGAATTTTCATCTATTTTATTTATAATATTTTGTTGTTGTATTAAATAATTTTCATTGTACGTTATAGATTGTAAAATTACTTTTTGCCAATTTGTTTTGCTATGTTGGTACAAAGATAATATTTGTTTTGCAATAGGTTCATCTTCTTCATTAATATTTATTTTATTAGCTGTATAGTGATTGTCGCCAAAAAACAGTTCCATATTATTTTTTGATTTTAAAATTGTATATTTATTTAAATTATTACTTGTATTTAAAAATTTATGATAATTGTTTTTAAATATTTTAAATTCTTCGTCGGTTAAATTGTATTTATCTTTGTATTTTAAAGATTTGTTTAATATTACATGTAAAGGATAACCTTCAATACTATATTTCTTTTGAATAAATTTTATAAATTTTAAAACTTTTTTTTTTACAAATTGTATATTCATAATATATATATATATATATATATATATATTGATAAATATTATTAAATATTTTTTATTAATCTATCTATAATTTCTGCCTCTTTAGCAATAAGTTCTTTATCGTATTTTTCTCTTTTTTCTTTTAGTTCTTTTTCATATTCTTGTTTATTTTGTTCCAGTTTATTTTTATATTCTTGACTAATTTGTTCCAATTTTATTTCATATTCTTGTTTATTTTGTTTCATATTTTGTTTGTATTCTTGTTTTTTTTGTTCCAGTTCATATTCACATTCTTGTTTATTTTGTTTATTTTGTTCCAGTTCTTTTTCATATATTTCTCTATTTAGTTCTAGTTCTTTTTCGTATTTTTCTCTATTTAGTTCTAATTCTTTTTTGTATTCTTCTATATTTTTTTTTCGTTCATTTTGATATTTTTGTTGAATTTGATTCAATAAATTTTGATAATCTTTATCAATTATATTTTTATTTTTTTCGCATTTTTCAACAATTTCATAGCATTTTTTATTTTCTTGTATAAATTCATCTATTTTTTCTCCTAACTCTATTATTTCTTTGTCTTTTTCTATAATAATATCATCTAATTCATTAAGATCTTGTTCTAATTGTTTATTTTCAAAATATTTTAATATATTTTTATTTGATAATAATTTAATAGCTTTTAATATTTCTTTTATTTTTTCTGATTTAGTTTCTAAAATATATTGGTCTGTAAGTTTGTCTGAAAATTTATCTATAAGTTTATTAACAAGGTTTTCAAAATTTTTTATTTTATCAATTAATTCTCTTAATTCATTTTTACTCTCTCCACCTGTTTGTAATTTATAATTATTATTATTATTATACATTGTTAATCCTACAATTAAAGTATAAAAACTATCAACTAATGGGTTATGTGCTACAAGTTTCTTATCAATCAAAACTAAATATTTAAATATTTTTTTTAAATCTTGTTTTAACAATGGATCCAATAAATTTTTTTCAATAATACAATGATATGTTTTTTCTAATTGTGCATTATTGCATAATTTTCGAAAAATATCATTAAAAAATGCAATATCATAAACCACTATTGTTTTAGGTAACATAGGTAAATTATATTGTTTCATCAGATTATTGATCGCAATTAAATCCATATCTCCTTTTACCATTAATAAACTAGTTGTCATTGTCTCATATAATGATGATAACCATTCTTTTGTAGGTTTAATTGTTCTTTTCTTAACATATTTATCATCTAAATATAAATTCCATATTTTATGAAAATTATTGTTACCTATATCTTTTAATTTTAAAGTAAAAGATATATCTTTTATTTTTTTTAATAGTTGATTTAAATTGTTTTTATCTACTTTTAATTTTTTTTTTATAATTATTGGAGATTTTTTAATACTATTATAGTATTTCATAAATTTAATCGGATTGTCTTTATATTTTTCTAATTTCTTATGATATAAATATTGTTTTTCTATATTTTCAATTTTTTTTTGAGTTTGTTTAGAAACATTAATATAATCGCTTTGAATTACATTCAGTTTTGTTATTGTTTTAACAGGCGGGAGGTTAAAATGAAAATTACCATAATAATACCATTCATTTTCTTGTTTTACGAGTAATATTCCCCCCATTTCTAAAATATGCCTATCATTGTAGTAGGTTTGAAATTCTATATCAAATATTAATATAGAAGGCAGTAAAGTAATAGTATTTAATATAGTTTGTAACTTGTCATTAAATTTAAAAGTGTTTAAATTTTTTAAAGGAATATTATTTATCCAAAACATTTAATTATATTTATTTAGAAAAAAAATATCTAAATAATCTTAATATAAAATGGATATTGTATATGAACAAAATGAAATAAAAAGTTTTCTTTTTCAAAATAATGATTATTTTAAAAAATACAGCTTAAAAATAAATAATAATAATAATAACAGTTTAAGAGAAACATTCTTTTATAAAGAAAATATTGATATAATTCAAAAACAACTAATAAACAATGTTAAAGAACAATCAAAAGGTAAGTATATAATTGCGTATCAAAAAAACGAGCATTTGATACAAATAATGGAAGATATATTTAAAACATATAATAATAATTTTAACGAAGATATAAAAGAATTAAACAATAAAGTAGTATTATTTTGTTTACCATATATATTTAATCAAATTGTTTCGCATATCAAATGGCAAATTGATAGTAATACTCCTTTAATACCATTACCATTACCAGAAACTACGTCAATGGCAGGCAAAAGAACCCTACCATCGACATTACTTAATTAATATTTATAATTATAAATATTAATTAACTTTGTATTAAACTTATTCAACATTCCACTGACCTTGAAAATGTTGTTGCGTCAATGGTGTGTCACCATTATCTTCATTGTTATCTATATTTAAATTAATATTGTTTAAATTATCAGTATATTCAATATTTGATATTTCCGCATATCTTTCGGAAATAGCATTATTTGCTACTTGTAAATTTGTTAATTCATTAGTATAAATTAATAAAGTTTGATTAGTATCAAAATCTTTTACATAATCTATTTCTGTTTTTGATCTTACTACTGCAGCACCAACTGGAAGTAAAGGTACTTCTGGTATATCTCTAACTCCCCTATCTAAAAGATCTGCCATTGTGTTATTATTATTACATTTTCGGATTGGTCTTTGTACTAAATTATTGTTTTTAATGGGATCATATACAGTAATATCTTGATTAGTATGACTAAATATATATGTTTTGGATCCATAAATAAATGTGTTATTATTAGCCGTTTGTTCTTTTAATGATACTACAGATTTAAGGAATAGCTTGTCAGGTTGTTTAAGGTCTGCATTATCGTTATTGGTATTGCTTATTTTTAAATATATATTTGTTTTAATTTTTGTATTATTTAATGTTTCAACTCCGTAAGCATGATGAGGCATAGCTGACATATTAAATACTTGTGGTAAATTATAAATACTTCCTGATAATGCTTTGTATGTTCTTCTTGGGATACTTACAATTAATACTCCATCAGTTCCAACAACGGACATTATTCTATTTTCTAATCTACCATTAAATAATGTTGTTTGTGGATTTTGTAAATAACTTTGGATATTTGATTTAGGTTGAACAGCTGCTCCAGCAGCAGCACCAGCAACAGCTGGTGCACCAGCTAAGCCAATACCATGTACAGGTAATTGAAGATTTAACATATTTGAATATGGTAAGCGAATATAAATCATTGCAACTTTTGTTATTTGAGTATGATTAAAGGGGATATTAAGAGTTGTGCTATATATATTTGGGAATAATGTAGGAATACTGTAAACAGTAGCACATCTGTATGAAAGTGAATTTAATAATCGTCGGATAATTACATTTTCATCTCCAATCATCATAAGGTCAGGAGCGTCATAAGTTGATAATTTACAATTATCAATGTTTGACATAAAATCAGCAGCTACAAATGAGTTATTTGTGTCATAAACACCATCTTTTTGACGAAGTCTGAGAACATTTTTCCAAAGAGAGACTTGAAGTAAGACACGGTTAAGAATATCTTTAATAGGGGAGTCGGCATTACATACAATGTCTGTTGGATCAGTTACGAGATTGTATAACATAAGATAACTATGGAAAGTAGTGATTGGTTCTCCTAGAGATTTGCATTTTAAAATGTATGCAAGGTTAGTAAATAAGAAATATTCTTCAAATCTTTGTATTTTTGGAAGGAACATTGCAGCTATTACTGGATGTATATATGATGAAAAGTCACTGTTAATGTTGGACATTACAGGAACAGCATAATGTGCTACTAGATTTGGTAGATCGGCATTTTCGTCATAAATAATAGATTGTAAAATTACTTTTTGCCATAAAGCTCTATTATAATTATAAAGGTCAAGAATTTCTTTAAGGTGTCTAGTATCTTTTTCGTCTACGGTAATTTTAGTATTAGTATAAGGATCATCACCGAATACTTTAGCCATATTGGTATTAGGTACTAATATATCATATTTATTAACGTTATTGCGCATATTCATATTTTTTTGATAATATTGTCTAAAAAGTTCAAATTCTTCTTCGCTAAGATTATATTTCTTTTTGTATTTTAGTGCTTTGTTAAGGATAACATGCATAGGATGGCCTTCCATGCCATATTTACGTTCAAAAAATTTAATAAATTTGATTGAACGCTTACGAATTGATGCTAATTTGTCAAAATAAGCTTCTTGTATCATATCAAACATTTTATCGTCTCCAAATTTTTTTCTTAAATCAGTCATTGAAGCTTTATCACCTCTTATTTTAATTAAATCAAGTACTACTTTATCAACATCGGGTAATCTTTCATTATAAATTTGATCGTCAAATGTTTTACGATTGTTATTCATTAGATATATTATAATAAGACAATTTTTTTTTTAAATTTTAATTCTTAATTTAATTAAATTAAATATTTATTCTATAATATTTAAAAAAATTGATTTTTTAATACTTTTAAAGAGATATTTAAATATTATTAATATATTAAATGGACAATATATTTACTACTAAATATATTCCAAAAGAACCTTCAGATTTAATTGGTAATAAAAATAATATAGATTTTATAAATGACTGGTTAAGTAACTTTAAAAATATTAAATATTCTTCAATTATAATATCTGGACATCATGGTGTCGGCAAATCTATTACTATTAAAACAATATTAAAATATTTAAATTATGAGATAAAATATTTATCATCTTATAACTTAAAAAATATAAAAAAAATAAACGAACTGATAAATATTAATTCATTTTGTTTTGAAAACAATAACAAATTTGCAATAATTATTGATGATTTTGATACAATTACATTAACAAGCAAAAAAAATTTAATATTTCAATTGTTTAAAGAAAACCAAGAAAATAAATTTTTTCCAATTATATTTTTAACAAACGAGCAACATAGTAAGTTGGTGTCTAATATAAAAAAATCATGTCCTGAATTAAAATTTGAATTTCCTGAATTACACGAATTAATAGGATATGTTAAAAAAATATGTAATCATGAAAATATAAAAATAAAAAACGAGAACCTAATTGTTGATATCATAAAGTATAGTCAGTTAGATATAAGAAAATTATTATTAATTTTAGAGGATTTAAAACTAACTTATAATAATAAAGAAATAAATGTAAATGAATGGAATTACTATATATTATCATCAAAGAAAAAAAACATAAATATAGGATTGTACGAATCAACAAGAAAACTATTTGATAAATATACTAATATACCAAAATGCATTGAATTATATGAAACAGAAAAAGTATTATTACCATTAATGATATTTGAAAATTATGCTAAAAATTTATTACTCCGACAAATATCATCAAACCAAGAATTATATGAAATTATGCATAAAGTATCGGATTCAATATCTATTGGTGATAATATTGAAACAAATATATATACAGATCAAAATTGGTACTTACAAAATTTACATGGTTTTTATACATGTGTCGAAACATCATATAATATTAATAAATATCCTAGAAAAAATTCAAATATTTATACATTAAATTTTAGTACTGATTTGAACAAAACAAGTTTAAAAAATATTAACAAAAGAAATATTAATA